GTGCCATCATTGCCCACCGCCAGCATATAGGGCAGCAGCGAGGGGTTGCCCATCGCCTGCCAGGCCGTGCCATCCCAATAGGCCATCGAACTGCCAGGTGTGCTGAACGAGCCGCCTGCATAGATGTTCCCAGCGGCGTCTTCGGCCAGGCAATACACGCTGCCATCGAGCACGGCGGCGGCCAGGGGTTGCCACTGTCCGCTTGCGGCATCCCAGCGCCGCACATAGTCGGTGAAGGCCCCGCCTGCATAGCGGGTGCCATCGGCGGCCACCAGCAGCGCATAGGCGGCATCGTTCAGGCCGCCCAACTCCTCCCAGACACCCGCCGCCGAACGTTGCAGTACATAGGCGGCAGAGAGCAGCGCGGCGCGGGTGGCAAGCGTCTGCGTCTGCTGCTCGCTGGCCGTCCAGACGGGGTCGGGGGCCAGCACATGCACCTCTATCATCTCGCGGTTGGGGTCTTCCAGGCCGCTGTCATAAAAGACCGGCAGGCGCAGCGTCTTTGTGACGCCTTCGTACACCAGATAGGCCAGGGCGCCCGCCTGCGCCAGGTCCGGGTTCAGGGCGCGAATAAGCGCCTGGCGTGTGGCGTGCAGGGTGGCGTGGCGCTGCCGGGCCACCAGGCGCAGCGTGAGCCGCCGACTGCTGCCGAGCGACTGCCGATAGGTGGCCCCGGCCTGCTGCGCCGCATCGAGCAGCACATGCGCGAAAGGCGGCATGCCCGCGCCCGGCGCTGCGCGTACCGTCACGCTCAGGTCGGTAAGGGGCACCTGCGTGCCGGTTGGACTCATAATACTCCACATCGTTCGTTTCTCCCTCCTGGTTCGTTGGCTGGGTGCGAAGGTATGCCAAAGAGGCGCGGCCTCTGCGTCACCGCGCCCCGTTCCGCTTCGCCCCTCAGCGCAGCCGCCGATAGCCTTCGAGCAACTGCCGCACGTGGGCGGGTATGCCCGCGTCCGGTGTCTGGTCCGGGTCGGCCTGCCGGTCATACAGGCGGTAGAGGTAGGCGGTATATTCGCGCGTGGCCTGCACCACGCTTTCCGGCGCGGTCAGGCTATAGGCCCAGCGCCCGCTTATCGCTATCTCACCTTCCCACTGCCCGCTGTAATCGTCGCGCAGCCGCAGCGCCATAACAGGCGTGTCGTTGCGCGGCAGGGTCACATATACGGCAGGGGCGAGCACAGTGGCCGCGTCGTCGCCATTGGTGATGCTCGTAATCTGGCACAGGTCGGCATCGAGATAGAGCACGCGCCCGTCGGCCTGTGCCTGCGCATCGAGCGTGCGGGTGGTGTCGGCGCCCGCCTCGAAGGTGCGGTCGCAGTAGGCATCGATGGCAGCCTGGGCCGCCACCAGCAGCGCATCAAGAATAGGATGTTCGCTGTCGCCCGCAATGCCCAGATAGAGCTTGAGTTCGTCGCGTGTCAGGTATGCCATGTGTCTACCCCAGACGCGCCAGAAGCTGCGTCATATTCGTGCTGCCCGTGTCGGTGGCCGCGCCCGCCACCAGGGTATACACCGTTTCGCCCTTGCCGGTGGCGCGGCCAAACTCGGTTTCCAGGCGGCTGTAGTCGGTGCCGTCGATCATTGCTTCCATCACCCCCTTGAGGCGGGGCACGGCCTGGTCGAAGGCATTGCCATAGTTCACGGCCTGGCGCAACGCCGAGCCCGGGCGCTTTGTGCTGTCGATTGAGATATACGGTACTGCCATCGGTTCTTCCTCCTAACTAAAGGGGTAGGTCAATGCTGCCCCACTGTTGTACAACTGCTCGATGTCGCCGCCTGCGCCGTCTGCCAAGAGGCGATTCCAGATGCCGACTTCATCGATGCGGCCAGCAAACTGTGATGCAAACGACGAAAATCGAGCACCGATAAATAATGATGCCGTTGACACTATCGTTGATGTCAGACTATCTTCGAGTATCGTATCCGCCACGACTGCCGCGCCGTTTATGTACAGTTTTACACCGCTTGCACTGCTTGAGCCATCATAGGTAAAGCCAATCAGATACCAGGTATTCGCACTCATGGACGTTCCTGTGTGCCTCACACCTATGCCGTTTGTACTCCAGTTGCTAGCAATGAGCACGGTCAAAATGCCGCTATCGACTCGCATCTCCCAACCCTGCTGACCCGTCGGATGGATTTTCCCAATCACCTCGCGGGTACTGCTTGTATCCGTCAGATACACCCAGGCAAACACAGAAAATACGTCTGTGCGCTCAAAGGCCAGCACGTTGCCACCATCAAGCGCCTGATCGAGGGTGTCAAACCGTGCCGCATTTCCCTGCTTGCCCAGCGCGCTGCCCACACTGCCGTTGTCACTCAAGTTGTTCGTGCCAGCGCTATCAAAGCGGGTGCCGCTCGTTTCATCGAGCTTCCAATAGGCAACCAGCCCATTCAGCAGGGGCGAACTGGCGACACGCCCCGCCCGGTCCTGCATCTGGCTGGCGGCCACCGCCACCTGATAGGCATAGGGCGTATAGCAGCGGCGCCGGATGGTGGCGCGGAGCGTGGCACCCTCGCCGCCGGGTGTCGGGCGTGTGGCGGCCTGCGCGGGCCTGGATGCAAGGATAGGTACCGCTTGTGTCGTGGTGTTGTTCATCGCTGCGTCTCCTGCGGGGCGGGCCAGTGCTTCCACCACACTGGCCTGCCCTGTCCTTGCCACCCTACGCCACCACCTCGGCCACGCTTGCCAGGTGTTCCACCGGCGTGTAGCGTGCCACCGTGCCCATACCTACGGCGCACACCAGCGCACCACTCGTGCCATCGCCTGCCGTCACCACCACGGCGCAATAGCTCGTATCGGCAGGCATCTCCTCGGCGCGTATCTCCAGCACCACCTGCTTGTTGTCGTCGGTGGCGGTGAGCTGGGTCACGGCCTTGCCGGTAATATCTGCCGCGCCGGTGCCATCGCTGGCCGTGGCGCTTTGCAGCTTCGCGTCTACCGTGGTGTCGGTGGCACCCACGCACACGGCAAACACCGCCCGGTTATACATGCTCATATCCACCCAGTCGCTTGTTGCGCTGGCATTGTCCAGTGCTTGCGGATCGATTGTTGCCACGAGGGCGTATTCTTCGGTAAAATGTGCTGTTATCATGGGAGTCACACTCCTTGTGTGCTGGTGGGTGCTGCGGGAGAGGTTGTAGCAGACGCTCCCGCAGCCCCGCCTGCTGCTATTGGCTCTTCACAAAGGCCGATACCGTATCGCTGCCGCCGCTACCAATGGCAATCGGCGCATTCATCCAGGGCTGCCCCTCAACCCGTGCCGTCACCCGCCACACGGTTTCATCGGTGTCGAAGTTGACATGCTCCGACATCGCAATCTCGATATGCTGGCGCGAGCCGATGACATACTGCTGGAAGTCGGCCAGCATCAGGCCGCCATCGGCAAAGGTGCTGGGCATCTTCTCGCTTTCCAGCACGGGCAGGCCAAACAGGCGCGGCTCGATGCGCCCCTGCAGGTTGGGCAGATAGGTGAGGGCATTGGCGTTGCTGCTGTCGCTGTTGATAGCCATCAGCGCGTCGGTCAGCAGCGAATTGACCACCCACACCGCCGTGGCGCGGCTGGCCGGGATCAGCCGCTTGTACATGGCCGAGAGTTCGGCCACCGTGGGCGCGGCGGCAGTCAGCGCCGTGGCCGTCTGTATCGTCGCGTCGGCATTGAGCACGCCCAGCGGCTTGCCCACGCCATCGCCGCGCAAAAAGGCGTAGTCTTCGGCAAAGGCCACGGCGCTGCCAAACAGCCGCACCAGCAGCGCCTCCAGGCCCACGGCATTGTCGGCCAGCAGTTCGTTGCTCACGGGCACCTTGCCGCTCATCTTGTGGGCCACCAGTTCCAGCTTGCGGAATTTGGGCTCGGCAATGGGCACCGTGGCGCCCTCGCCCATCCACTGCATTTCCATGCCGCCCAGAAACGCGCTCGACCCTGCCACATAGTCGCCCGAATAATCCACCGCCGGAATGCTGGCATCGCGGCTGCTCATGGGCAGCACAAACGCCAGCGGGCGCACTATCGAACGCTCGACGGCCACTTCCATCAGGCGGCTGACAAACTGCTGTGGCACGACATAGCCGCCGCTCGCCCCCGCCGACTCTTCTAGCCGCTTGGTGCTGCCGTAAATCTCGCGCAGGCGTTTGACATCGCCCCGGCTCACGGCAGTCAGAAAATCGCCAAACGTCTTGACATTGCGGTCCGCTGTGCCTCCGTCCGGGCTGATAAACCCGGCGTTGCGGATGGCGGGCGCGTCTGCGGCGTGGCGGAGCAACTGCCCCACCTGCTCGCTCAGGGCCGCCACCTGCTGCTGCATACTTACCAATGTTTGCTCGCTCATACGTCCTCCTTCTTGCATTACTTCCATTGCTTCCATCGTCTTGACACGCTGTATACCCACGGTGCGCGGTTCGCAGGGTGTCGGGGTGAGCGAAAACTCGACAATCGGCCAGCATTTGACCACCCCCGCTTCCCGGCGCACCAGATGTGAAACACTGCCGCTCGACCAGCCGAGCGCGCCCTGCTCAACCAGCTTCAGAACCTCATCGACATAGGCCCGAAAGCGATCAAGCTGCGCCTCTATCCACAATCCATACTCGTCGGCCACCACCTTGACGACATGCCCCAACTCGTGCTGTGGCTGTTCGAGGGTGTGGTCGTAGAACACCGGCTTTTGCGCCACCATATCCAGCCGAAAATCGGTATTGGGCATGAAGGTGTCGCCCTCGATATCGCGCCCGCCAAACACCACCCCATAGCCCGCAATAATCGCGTAGTCGTCGGTCAGGTGCTTGAGTTCAGGCCGTTCGCGGCGCTGCATCAGGGTGCTGGTTGCCATAGCTCCTCCAGTTTCTTCCGTCCGGCGTCGTTGCGGGGCGGCAGGCCCATCAGGGCGCGCCCCTCGTTGACGCTCATAATCGGCTCGCCTACCATCTGCGCCACGGCGGTGGCCTTTTGCATTTCCGCCGCCTGAAACACTTCCAGCTTCTCCGGCTGAAACTGCCAGCGCAGCCCTTCCGCTTCCATCAGTTGCTCATTCATGGCCTCCTCAATCAGCAGGCTCTCCGGCACGACCGTTTGCTGGTAGAAGTTGAGTGTGTCCTGCTGGCTGGTCGCATAGCTGGCCGCGTCGGCGCTCATCAGCGAATGCGGCACGCCCAGCGCGGCGCACACATCTTCGCGGCGCTGCCGCGTCAACTCCTCGTTCACCGTGTCCTTTAGCCCGTCGCCAATCACCACCGGCTTGACGCTGCTGCGAATGGCGATGCTATCCCAGGCGCGCTGCACGCCCGCTGCCATGCGCTTCCACCAGCTTTGCAGCCGGTCCAGTTCGTCGCGGCTGGGGTTGCCTTCTACCGACAGCAAGGTTGCCTTGATGGCACCCCGCTGGAAAAACCCCTCGGTGAAGCGGTCGAGGTGGTGTAGCACCCCCGCCGCCGCCAGCGCCACCTGTGCCGGCGCCACGCCCGGCCCTACCTCGGCGCTCAGGCTGGGCTGCCAGATGTAGACCATATCGCGCAGCGCCACCCGCTGCGTACCACTGCTGTCTATGCGCTCGAACCCCACCAGCCCCCGCCGCACATCGTAGCGCGGCGCAATGCTCGCGGGCAGCACCCAGCGTAGCGAGAGGTTGCCGCCCATCCAGTTGGTTTCGCGCACCCAGTAGGCCGCGCCATACAGGCACAGCGCCGCCTCGGTGACATAGAGGCGCATGCGCATGCCGCGCAGCAGGCTGCGGTAGGCCGGGTCGCGGCTTACGTCGGCGCCGTCGCGCTCGCGCCGCAGCACCCACGGCATGCCCGCCACCGCCTTGGCCCGCAGGTCTACCGCCCGGTAGAGATAGGGCACCAGCGCATAGGCGTGCAGTGGGCCAAGGTCGCCGCCCTCGTCCAGGCGGCCCGTCATATACACCCACTCCGAGCGCGACAACTGCGTGAGCGAGACGCTCTTGACGCCATCAAACAGATAGTGTCCCGTCGTTTGAACCATCGTGTTCACCCCCTTTCCTCTCTTTGCTCTCACCACAGCAGCAGCGAGCCGCTGTCGTGCATCTCCTGGCAGGCCGACCATGCCAGCGCCAGGCTCATCACGGTGTCGTCGTGGCTGCCCGGTGGCGCGCTATAGCGTAGCGCCCCGGAAGGCAGCCGTTCCATCTCAAATGCCTGCAACTCATCGAGCAGCACCGGGTCGGGCAGCACACGCAGCGCCCCCTGCTCGAAGGCCAGCGCCAGCCCCTCGATAATGCGCGCCTTGGAGGCCGAACTTGTTACAAAGGGGCTGATAGGCAAGCCCTGGCGCTGCAACTGCTCGATGAGCGGCATGCCGATGCTGTTCTGTTCGGCCACAATCACGGTGGGCGCAAAGCGCGCCGCCAGCGCGTGCAGCCGCGCAAGCTGCACCTGGTAGTCAATCTGGTTAAAGCGGTCCAGCGCCACCAGTTCGCGCGTGGTGGTGTCTATCACCGTCAGCACGCTAAAATCGTGCTGGCGCGCAAAGTCTACGCCCATCACATAGCCGTGGCCCGGCAGTGCCCCGGTTTGCGGCGTGGCCGTAGCGGCCTCGTGCACGCGCCGAAACACGCCGCCCGCCTGGTCGAGAAACTCGGCTAGAAACTCCTGGCGGAACACGTGCTCGGGCAATTCGTGCTGCGCCGCCGCTATCTCTGCCGGGTCGAGGTGGGGGTTGCTGCTGGTTGGCATCTGCCAGCTTCTCCAGCCGTCGCCGCCCGCCCCGGCCTGCTGCCCGCGCTGGAAGCACTGCCAGAAGAAGGTGCGCCCGCGCGGCGTCGAGAGCAGCCACGCATCGCCGTGCAAGTCGGCCAGCGTCGGGCGTATCACCATCTGCCAGATATGCTCCAGGTCGCGCACCATTGCGGCCTCGTCAATAATCACACGGCGATAGGTGCGCCCGCGCACGGCGTCGGCGTGCTCCAGGCTCCACATATCCACCACGCCCTCGGTAATCAGGTCGATGCGGTGCTGCTGCGCATTGATGTGCTGCGCCAGCGGTTCGAGCGTGTGCCGTACCCGCCGCCACACCTCGGCCAGCATCTTGTGCGTGGGGCTGAAGAATGCCGCTGGCTGGCCCTCGATGGCCGTGCGCAGCAGGCGGTCGATGCCGAGCGTCGATTTGCCCCAGCGGCGGCCACAGGCCAGCACATTGAAGCGTGCCGCCTCGCCTATCACCCGCCGCTGCCCGGCGTGCAGCGCCCGCAGCCGAATGTGTATCACCCTATGCCTGCCCGGTGCTGTCGTGCGGCCCCGGTTCTTCGCTGTCTTCTCCGGCATATTCCACCCGTATCGTTAATGCGTTGTGTGCTTCTCCGTCGTCTTCGTCCGTCGTGCCTGCCGCAATGCGCACCAGCTTTGCCGCCTGGTCAATCATGACCCCCGCATCGCGCCAGTTCCATTTCGTTTCTTCCAGCGAGCAGGCCAGCATCTCGCGTGCCTTGGCAAGCAATGCCTGCGCTGTCTTCCATTCCTCCTCGCGCTCCAGTTGCAGCCGTTCGTTCCACTTGTGCGCCTCGGTGCGTGCGGCTTCCTCCAGCACGGCGCGGCGCTCGTTATCCTTTACCTGCACCAGGTGCGCATCATAGTCCCGCGCCCGTTCTTGCCAGCGGTGGCGCACCGACCAGCGCTGCACCGTCGAGCGGTTATACCCAAAGTGGTCGGCTACTTTCCGTAGCGAGCGGTGCGGGCCCATGTCGAAATACCATTGTGCCGCCTCATAGACATGGGGCTGTTCGTCGGGTTGTCGTTCCCAGGAAGCGGTAGGATGCATAATGTCAGTGTCTCGCTTTCGTCGCCGGGCGTGCCCCCTGCCCGGTTTGCTCTGGCGGGTGCTCCTCTGCACGCGCCCACATACAGCTCTCCTGTTGGTATAGCGTGTTTCACCTCCCTGGTATCTGTTGCTGTCTATGTATCCATCTCGCAAAACACCACTTGAACAATGAAGATGTCATTCTCCCAGGTGTTGTATACCCGATGATGTGCCTCTCGACATATCATCGATGGTTGCATCCTAGCACATGCCACCAAGACCGAACAAAAAGAATGTTTTCCGCCTGCTGATGCGCTGAAATATTGCTGATAATTATAATTTTTCTGTTGCAGAAA